TTTGTTAGGGTTGAAGGATAAATAATAGCTCATTAATTCTTATAAGATGAGTTATGAGAACCCATGGAGATATGATGATAAAGTTTTTGATTCCGATTCTATTTTGGATAACTTTGGGTTTGTTTACTGTATTACCAATATATCCACCAAACGCAAATATATTGGAAGAAAATACTTTTGGTCATTTAGAACACCAAAAGGAAAGAAGAGAAAAGTAAAACAAGAATCAGATTGGAAATCATATTATGGTTCTTGTCCTGAGTTAAAAGAAGATATAAAAAAATATGGTAAAGAGATCTTCAGTAGAGAAATATTAAGTCTTCATGAAACTAGAGGTCTTTGTAATTATGAAGAGACTAAGCAGTTGTTTCTTCATAATGTTTTGAGTGAGTCCCTTGACAATGGGATGCCTGCATACTATAATAGCAATATTCTCGGACGCTACATGCGTAAAGATTATGGTAACTTTGGAAGACACCCTATCAGCGACTCATGAGTGGGCAGTTGATAGAATGCACATTCTTTGTGAAATGAAGACTGATGATGTGTTAGACTCAATTGAGAATGCTCATGCAATTCAATCTGAGTTTTCCGAATGGTTGGATCCCAATACTGAGGATCATGAAATTTATTCTTTAGAGTATCTCGGAGAATAAAAATTTTCTATATACGTATGTTGTTTTTATTATTTTAAATGACCAAAATTATTTTTGTATCACTTTGTTTGACAGCATCTGCAGCATGTGCTTATCCTGCACTTAATGAGATCAATAAACCCCCTGAAGTTGATGTTTCTGTAAATGAAGAGAATGCAATTAAATTAGAAGTTATTCAAAAAAAGTGGACATGTCCATCATGTAATGATAATGAAAAATACGTTCTATCAAAACTTCAAGAACATACTAAGATCTCTGATCGGAATGCCCTTGCTACGATTTTGGGAAACATTAAATCGGAAAGCAACTTTCATCCCAACATTTGCGAGGGAGGGGCTAGAGTTCCTTACAATCGTTGCTATAGTGGAGGTTATGGTCTTATTCAATGGACAACTATAGGACGATATAATGGTCTTGGTAAGTTTTGTTCTAAATATGGTTGTGATCCAAGCAGTTTGGAAGGTCAAACTCGTTGGATGATTAATGAACCTATCTTCCAGAAGTATCTTCCTATGTTTGAAGGACCTGGACAAACCGTTAGACAATACATGGTCCCGGCATACTATTGGTTGGGGTGGGGCATTAAAGGTAATCGTGAGTTATATGCTTATGATTACACTAAAAAAATGGTATTTGCATAATTACACATGAAAAAATTAATTGCAGGATTACTAGCAGCAGCACTTTCAGTTCCTGCATTAGCAAAAGATCCAAAAGTAGAATGGTATACTCCAGAAGCTACAGGGTGTATGATTCTGGGAGAGTGTAAAGAAGATGTCAAACAAATATACAATTTACTTGATGTGTCTTCTGAGTATGATAATATTGATAGTTTTACTCATATTACTAATGAGTTCAACTTCATGCTTGTTTATCTCAACCAAATCGGAATTGATGTGTTTTTAGCAGATGAAAAGTATTTTGCTCCACTTGCTAGAGGTTTATATCACTCCGAACATAATAAATTTTTCTTGAATAAAGCATTCATGAAGAGACCTAGTGCTTTGATGTCAGTGATGAGACATGAAGGATATCATGCTGCACAAGATTGCATGGCAGGAACAATTGATAATAGTTTTCTTGCTATTATTGAACCCGAAGAAAATGTTCCTCAGTACTGGCAAAATGTTGTGGAAGATAATTATCCCAAAGAAGCATGGCCCTGGGAGAAGGAAGCAATGTGGGCAGGGCATACTGAAGGTATGACATTGAAAGCACTGAAAGCATGTGCATCAGATATTCCTATGTGGGAAATTTATGAACCTACACCCTTAACCCGTGAATGGTTAGTTAAGCAAGGATTTATGAATAAATAATAAAATCATACATAAGAAACCAGCCAAGAAGAGTTTCATGAGAATCATTTCTATGTTATAATTGGGAACTCTTTGTTGGATATTAAAACTCCGGTATGACTAATTTAACCAGAGACGTATTAATCAAAACTATTGTTGCTGATGAAATGAAAAGTTGCAATGGTGAAGAATATGCAAAAGAACTTAAAAATTCCTATCACAAATGGGAACATGAATCAAGTGAAATTCTCTGTAAACAATATAATAAAATAGTCCATACAAATTTGACTGTTGAAGTACTGAACCCATAAATACATATGTTCAGAATCATCAGACAAATGCTTCCTAAAAAGAAGAATAGTCATGGGAATGATGATGAATTTCATTGGCATGAAGAAGGAATTTCTAGTTTTGTTAGGTTAATTGTTCTTGGATGGACTGGTGCTATTTTAACCCTTAACTACGTATCAATTCCAGGTATTCCTCAGCAAAAAATTGATCCTACTTTTATTGCCAGTGTTTTTACTGGAACCTTAGCTACTTTTGGTGTTACTCCATCAAAGTCTAATGGTAATGGAAGTAATGGACAGCAAGGAAAAGTGAATGCAGTTTCTGCTGCTAAGTCAAAGAAAGAAGAAGAAGATGATGATGATGATAAAGACAAGAAAATTTATGGTGTATGATGAAATTTGAACATAAGTTTGAATATGAATGGGGTGGAGAAGATACTTGGTATACAAAATCTAAACGATGGGCAAAAAAGCAAAATCCAATAATTAGAAGTTTGGCATTGGGTTTTATTGAATGGTTATGGATTAAGTGGATAGAAGGAAAAGTAAAAATGGAAATGTCTTCTGTTGATAAACAAGCAGAAGAAATAGTCGATATGTGGGAAATTCAAGATAAACCGATTGTAAAATCAGAGAAATCTGAAGTTGAGGGACTAGATATTATTAGTATCTCTACTTTTGATGAATCTGATTCTTCGACCACTAAGTAATACTGACAATGTTACATGGTCAATTATTTGGTGTATGATTATACTTGTTTTGGGTGTTTCTTATTGCATATATACTATTATGAAAGTAGCATATGAGGAATTAGAAGATGGGATCCATGATTCCCCCAAGCAGGAAGAGTTGTTATAATTTCAGAGTGATAGAGATTAATAGAGTTGTTGACGGAGATACAATTGATGTCACGATTGATCTCGGTTTTGACCTTTATAAAAAGGAAAGAGTTAGAGTTGCTGGTGTGGACACGCCGGAAAAGAGAACAAGAGACCTTGAGGAAAAGAAACTTGGATACGATGCAACAAACTGGCTTAAAGAAAAACTCGAATCGGCGGTGGATGGTGATGATGATCTCATTATCCGTACTGAACTTATTGGTGGCGTTGGCAAATACGGGCGTCTTTTGGGTTGGCTTTACATTGGGGACAGAGATTTGTCCCTTAACGAACAAATGATTGCTGAAGGATATGCTTTCCCGTATGATGGAGGCACAAAGATTAAGGATTTTGAGCAATTAAGGGAAATTCGCAGACAACATGGCACCCTTATTGAATGATGATAAAATCGGAAAGAAAAATTTTGAACAACTTAGAGAAATTCGTAGAGCAAATGGAACACTCTTTTGAATTGACAATGGAAGATTTTACGATCATCCAAAATGCTTTACACTATTATAAAAAATCTGATAAAAGAGGTAAGTTCACTGATTTTACAGAACAAAGAATTAATCTTTTAAGAGATAAATTATCTTATCAACTTATTCCAAGTAAAAATAGTAAAAAGGATTGGTAGAATGCAAAAATTAATTAATGCTATTGCACTTCTTTCTGGAATTGTATCTTTATCTGTTGTTGGTGTTGGTGGGTATCTTTATGTGAATAAGGATGCAATGATTGAGGAAGTTAGGTCTAAAGCAACTGAAGAAATTACAAAGGCAATTACGGAAGCATTACCAGGAATGATTAATTCTGCATTGCCAGAATTTCCTGACATGACTGGAGATATTATCCCAGAATCTACGCAAACAGTGCCTAATGTAACAGGCGGTGCTATTCCTTTCTGAGATATTGATGAATATTGTTAAATATTATTAGTATAGTTTTTTTAAATGGCTGTATCAAATTTGAAAAGAAAAAAAGTACGTAAAAGTGATAATGAGAATAAATTTTTTCTCTATGTAATTTTTTATCATATGTTTAGTGGAATTGCAGGATTATTCAATCATGATTGATGGAAATAAAAGATATTAAGATAAGGGAATTATCCATACCTGAAATTCCCGATTATTTGACACAGATACCACAATCAATACCAATTGCTCCTCCAGTAACAGTTCAATTGGGATTTCCCATTGTTGATCTTCCTGGATGTGTAGAATCTAATAAAGAAAAAAATTCAAAAAACACGTCTTTACTTAAAGATGATCCCAATGGAACAATAACACTTTGTGATGGTACTGTTCCATCGTTTAATCCTATAGAATTTACTCCTGAAGAATATTTAATTACACCTAAATCAACTTTACCTCCTGTAAAACCTCCAAAGAATGATGCTAAGTTACCTCAAGTTCAGGCACCAATAATTAGACCTAAGGTAGAAATTCCTCAGATATCAACTGAAGAGAAAGAGGTTATTCTTGAGGAGGAATCAATCAATATTATTGATTATTTGCCGCCGGTAGAAGCAGTTGTATCAACTGCTGTTATTGCTTCTGCTGCTGCTACCAGTGCATTAGTTGCAAGACCACTTGCAAATCTTCTCTTAAAACTTATTAAACCTGTAGCAAAAAAAATAATTAAAAAAATATCTGATAAGTTTAGTAAGCATGAAGAAATTTGGAGTGTTGCTGAACGAAGAGAATGGCAAAGAGAAAAAAATGAAGGTATTAAAGCATTAAGGAAGATTAGGGGGAGAAGATAACGAACCTCCAAGATCCTTAGCATTTCTTGATATTGGTGCTGGAATCGTATGTCTATGGGGAGGAATTACACCACCAGGATTTGTTACAATTACATCAGCACAAATTGAATAATATGGACTTTTTGGATGAAAATAAATTCCATCCCTTTTTAATTGTCCACAATTCTTAAGTCTTGCGATTTCAAAATCTAATCTTTTATTAGCAGCTTGTTGTTTCATTAAAGCAATGTTGGCAGCAGCTGCCTCTTTACATTGCTTTTGTAAATCTTCATCTAATGGTTTTGACCAAGTGGCAGATAATCCTACACTTAAATTGTAATTATCTTTTTGACCAGTTCTTACTGGAACTTTATATAAAATATTTCCGGGATTATCTAAAGATCCATCTTCATTAAGGTCTCTTAAGTCAAATACTGGATCATCATAAGAACCCTCAAAAGGTTTCTGTGCTGAAATTGCACCTGTTACAAATGGTGTAAAATTGAGTGTAGGACCTTGACATTGAATACCTCCACCATAGGTATTTGTAATGTAAGGTCCTTGAAGAACTTGTATAGCTTGGTTTGTAACTGAACCTGAACTATTGGCAACAGGAGCGGCAGTGGCAGATACACCACCAACTTCTTGAGCATAGGAGGGACTTCCTATTAATAAAGCAATTATTGGGTAAAGATACTTGTAGTTGTTGTAATACTTTCTACTTCTGTTGTTCTTTGAATAATTGTTTGATTGCTTAGTCCAGGACCTTGATAAGTTTCTGAAAATTGGAAAGCGGCAGAATTGTCTTTGACTTTCCAACTGGGTTTGTTGTTTAAATTTAAATTTGTCCATGATGAGGTCACCCCATTTATAGTATTTGGTGTTGCTGTAACATCCGGTGTTATGCTCGAACCATTCATTTGAACATTAGTTCCAGTCACACTATATTGATATCCTGTATTATAATTTATAGAATTTATTGTTTCACTAACTTTGGATTTTGTCTCTGTTGTTGATGTTTGTGAACCTTGTGTGAAATTGGGAACAACAGGGACTGCTCCTGCAGGTTGAAGCAGTCCGTGAATAATTCCCAATATTAAACTCAATCCAATAGATTCTTTAATCATCTAATGGATAGTTCGGATACGAATTGTCCTGTAGCACTTGTTCCTGCTCCACCAGCAGTTAAAGTTCCAATGCCACCTGAAGAATCTACACTTCCTGCAAGAGTTCCTGCAACACCTCCTGAAGTTGTTGTGACGATTCCATATGCTGGAAGGGAACTCACAACACCACTTGTTACTGTTGATCCCGAATTAATTACATTAACAGCATCACCTTGTGTAAATGATTCTGTGAAGGTGATTGCTGCACCATCATTGGTTTGGGAATAAGTTCCTGCATTCATCGTTGCCGCAGCAGTTGCACTTCCTGGTGCAGATAATCCTCCGAGAGTTGCTGTAATATTATTACCAGAAACTGAGTAAGTGCTTCCAATTCTTGTTGCCTGTGATGCTGCTGCATCAACTGTCAATTGAACACTGGAGGATAATTTACTGGTAATATCTGCATTTGCTGCTGGTGCCATCAAAAACATCATTCCTAAGAAAAGTAGAGATTTTTTCATTTATTCGATGCAATGGGGTTTGAAATTATTTAGCATTTTTAACTTCATAAATAATCGTGAATTATTGAATTTGAACACATGAATGATCAAGTAAATCATCTCCAACAGTTAGTGGAGCAAAGAGATAAATTGACATCTGATCTTGAAGCTCTTACCACACAAACTTCTAGAACGAGAGAACTCGCACTTAAAACTCAAGGTGCTATTGAGTATCTCGAAGCAGTCGGAGTCAAACTGCCAGAACCAGAACCAGAAGCAGAAGAAAAAGCAGAAGCAGCAGCGACTGAGGTTGTAGTCCCAGAAGAGGGTTGACGCACAGGGCAAGAGGGATTATAATAAATGAATTGAGAGGCAAAACAGTAAGAGGCACCGACAAATAGGTGTTCGCCTCTCTTTTTGGGCTCATAGTTAAGCGGATATAACTACCGCCTTCTAAGCGGTCGTCCCTGGTTCGATTCCAGGTGAGCCTGCCTAATCCTCTGTAGCTCAGCGGTAGAGCCGACGACTGTTAATCGTCTGGTCGCAGGTTCGAATCCTGCCGGGGGAGTTGCCATTCTAACTCAGTTGGTAGAGTAGGGCTTTTGTAAAGCTCAAGTCGCAGGTTCGAGTCCTGTGAGTGGCTTGACAATCCTTTAAGATTGTCTTATACTTTAATCTCCGTGTGGAGGAGTGCGTTGGGAGAGCAATCTCCCATCACTTGCGAAATTAGTTCAGTGGTAGAACGCCATCCTTCCAAGTTGGATGTCACCGGTTCGAATCCGGTATTTCGCTTTCTGGTTTTCCGTAAAACCAGAATTTATACTTATTATAAATATTTAACCTTTTGTCATAATATAACAATAGGTAACAAACAGAACTAAGTCGAAGTTCTTTTCATCTGCGGGTATCCATTCCGCAAGTAATTAAGGTAACTATTATGTTTAAATCTGTATTTGCAGCAACTGCTGCTCTCTCCATGTCCGCTGGTGCTGCTTTTGCAGGTCCATATGTAAACGTGGAAGCAAACTCGGGATTTGTTGGTTCCGATTATCAGGGCACCACTACTGATGCTCATATTGGATATGCTGGAGAAGCTGGTGAGAGTGTCTCTTGGTATGTTCAGGGTGGTCCAAGTCTTGTTGCAATTGATGGTGCTGACTCTGAAACTGTCTTGTCTGGTAAAGCAGGTGCAAGTGTATCTGCAACTGATAGACTTTCTCTCTATGGTGAAGTATCTTTCGCAACTGGTATCGATGATGCTGACACCGGTTATGGAACTAAAGTTGGTGCAACTTTCAGTTTCTGACAAAATGTTAGGGATCAAATATTAATCGATCCTTAAATCTAAATATACGGACTTCTGTTATAATACAGAAGTCCATTTTTAATGAGACAAGTAAACTTTAATTTGGAAAAAAAAGAAATGAAAGCAATCGCACTTGCCGCACTGGCACTGTCAGCACTGGCGACACCTGCCCTTGCAGGACCTTATGTAGAGTCCAAGCATGAATTTAAGGGAACTGATGAAGATTTCTCTAAGGCAGTTCATCAGGGTCGTGTAGGATATGAATGGAAAACAGGTCGTTTCGCACCCTATGTAGAGGGTGGTCTTGGAGTAACGGCACCTGACGCTGGTGAAAACGAAACCTTCACCGCACTTGAAGTTGGTTCTAAAGTAAAGATCACTGATAAGTTTTCTGCTTATGGTAAGTGGGAAAACATCTTCCAAGAAGATTCTACTCGTGATTGGAAAGTAGAAGTCGGCACCAAGTATAAATTCTGATAATTAATAATGAAACTTAAAGCAATCGCAAATTGGTGTATTGCATTTTGTTCTTCCCAGTTGTGGATGCTTCCAGCATCCCTTCTGGGCATTTTAATTCTTGTGCAGAGTATTCATACAAATGCACATCTTAAAATGGAAATGGATGTGCATGGGTATTGTAGACAAAATAGAGAGCATCAAAAAAATCTACAGTTTGAGGAAGATTGGTGAAAAAGAAAGTAAAGAAAATGATTGAATGGTTCTATCAGGATACTGATAGAGGAAATCAAAATATTTCTGAGTGTAAAAATCTTTATGATCTTGTAGAAAAACTTCAATATAAACTTGAAGATTTGGAAAATGAACACATGCAGATGATGTGTGAAATGCAAAATTTGTATAAAGTAATTGGTAAATTTGATTCTAATGAAGATTAATCTTTGGTATTCTGAACATCAAAAGCAATGGAGATGGACTTTATGTGATGATAAAGATAAAATGAGTCAAGAATCTGGTCAACGTCCATTTCTTAGAGATGCAATGGAAGATGTTGCTAGAACAGTTGAATATATGCTTGAATGTCAGCAAAATCCTTAAAGTGTAGTTAGTATCTATAAATAACTGAAAAACTGAAGAAGTACAGAACAATACAATGGATAATATAAAGATTAGATGCCGCTCTTGTGGTAAAGAGTTGGAGGGGCATTATAATAAAACAGTTTCTTGTGGTTGCCCTAATATGGCAACCATTCATGGTAATAAGATTACTGCAGTTGACTTATCTCAAGTTGTTATGTTAAACTCTTACCAACCTCATCATAAAAGAGAAGTTTTGTCACAACAAGATATTCAGTGGCAAGAAAAAAGACGACAACGCAAAGTTCGTAAGTTGAACTTTGAGGTTCGTTGATACTGGTAGCGTGGCAGAGTCCGGTTTATTGCGTTTGTCTTGAAAACAAATGAGGGTAATACCTCCACTGGTTCGAATCCAGTCGCTACCGTTTAAAATTTTATAATTTATTAATCACTTTGTGAAAATCAACACAAAGATGACAGTTTAGAAATACTTATTATAATAGCTAATAAGTGTTTGTATTAACAGCATGGATCAACATACCTACGATAACTGGGTGAAAGTCAAGAAAACTTTCGAAGAATCTGGAAATACGAATAATATGTTCTATAAAAGAGCATGTGCAATTGTGAGAGGTCAGAAAGATCCTTTACAAAAACATCTTGAGGATGGGGGATATGAAAATACATGATAACATTGAAGACAATAATTCTCAAGAATTGCAAAAAATAAAAGAAATAATTGATAAAATAGATCGTCGGACATTAATTAGTTCCGTGATCATCTATTCTACAATTATATACTTCATTTACTGGGGGATGAACCATGCATTTAATCGATAGTGATATTCAATTTTTAGTGAGAGAATTAAATTCTCTTAAAGAAAGAATAGAAATTTTAGAAAAAACGAACGTTCTGCAACAAAATTTAATTGATGACATGATTAATAAATCAACTTCTAAAGAATGGTGTCATCCTGAATCGTCTATTAATCTACCAGATCTATGACAGAATACATTCCATTAATACTTATTATTGGTTATTGTTTTTTTGGTATTTTTCTTTTTATTTTATCGGTGATATCGGAATGAAATACTTACAATTAACTGTTAGGCATTTGATGGAGACACCAGCATTCTTAGGTTTATTGGGATTTGTTTTGATATTTGTTCCCATTCTTGGTATGTGGGCAGTCCACAAATATAATTGGCAGCATTGGGCACCATTTGACAGAGGTCACTAGAGGTAGTATAATGTATAAGATAGGTAAGGAAAGAAAAAGGAGCATGGGAACCGACCGGACGTAATCTGGAAGGAGATACCGCACCTGCCTTGACAACTTGACTATATAATCACAACACCGTATAATAACTGAGTAAACCAAAGACAAAAATGACACTGACTGAAAAATTTAAAAGGAAAGACCTTGACATTCTTTCTACTGCTGCAACTGGTGAAATTTTTCTAGACGTAAAAAATCCTAAACTTTTTAAAAAAGTTCGAAAGTATTATGAATCTAACGGAGTTGTTTTTTCTGGTGATCCTTTAGATGATTATGAAATGTTAATTGATTATCTTTATGAGGATCTAGTAGCATCTCAAGTTAGTTAGAGAATAGTCACGGATGGACTATAACAGCACTGGTCGGTGAGGGTTCCCCTTCAATCCCGAAGTCATGGAGAGACTTTAAAAATCCTGGTGGAGTCATTAGACCCTCTTATGAGTTTCCAATCTCTCTCAAGGATTGGTGGTGCGGATGGAGGTAACTCCCGCCCTGTTTCTTGCTTCAGGTAAAAGAGCAAGTGGCGAGCC